CAGGTCTCCAAGAACCGGATCGGCCCTCTGAACCATGAGGCCGAGGTCCTCGACAACTTGACCGCCTATCAGGACTCGGTGGGCATCTTCATGGACAAGACGTGTCAACATCTTGACGACGTATCCGGTGATGTCACCGTCATAGACATCAGCCTTCCGAAAGCATGGCGGTACGTGTTCGGAGAATAGTGCTTCGAGAGGGGACGTCATCGGCCTATGCCTCGGGGGGAGCCGCCAGTTTCCGAGTCACGAGGCGAACCTCACCTTGCTCCAGGGCGTTGTCGAACCGTACAATAGACCGGAGGCTGCGTTGCGTTTCTATATCGAACGAGTGGTAAAAGCTTGGGTATAAACGCAAGTGATAGTAATCGATCGGGTTCATGTAAAGCTCGGTGACTTCACGGCTCTGGAGCGCGACCTTACCGAAGGCATCGGCAATCTTAGGGAGAAGAAGTACTTTTGACTTGACCTTGATCTTCATGAGTGAAACTCCTTTGATAGGTAATACTGATCCGGAGGAGTTTCCTGAAAAAGAAAAGCCCGGCTTGTGACCGGGCCATCCTTTCGTGTTGAGGGAACCAGGCACGGCCTGGGTGGCTGTTTAGGCAGCCATCGCGAGGCCGACCGTTCCGGCGTTAACCGGGCGCATTGCCGGAAACGCGAGGACCTTGGCCTTACGAGCGAAGCTGACAACGGTGTTGGCAGTTTTCGTCTATGTGTCCCTTCACGCAGGCCACACCACTCGGCTCGTCCGCTGGTCGCCGTCTGATCCCGTCGAAACCATGACACCCCCGTAATGTACTGCGATTGCGGGTTTGTTTTGGTGGAGATGCCGGGAGTCGAACCCGGGTCCGAAATCACCTTTGACAGTCAGTCTTTTCACGAGCGTTACTACACCCCTTGCGGGGCAAGCTTTTACAGAACCGCTAACCGTTTCGTCCCAGAGTTTGAACAACGTGCCGATTGAAGAAACGATTTGCATAAACAGCGCCGCACGGATCGGGTTTGACTGGGGCACTGGCGACCGAGGTCCGTTCATCCCTTCGTCTTATGGCCTCACACGATCAACCGGCCAGCTTAAAAACTCAAACACTACGGCTACTCCCTCCTACACCGGTCGCCTGGTCTCTAACGACTCCCCGTAGTGTTCAACCATCCGCTTCAAGTCGAGTTAGGCGGATGGTGCTCTGTCATATATCGCACCCGGGCAGATGTACCTGACTGGACAGCAGCGGAACCAGCCGGGCGTCGTCGCCGAACGCCCCATCTACCCGAGTGCTCCTTGCGGCGTACTAGGTGCTCCATTCCGAGGCTTTTCGGGGAATCTACGTCCTGATTTCTTACTCACCAGGGGTCGTCCCTTGAGATACAGCCTCCACGCCGTCGCCGCAAACCCGCTATTGTCCTTCGGTTCCGCTTGCGCGGGCCAGCACCCTCACCTTCGCTCCCTCTCGGGAAACTTGTTGGGTTAATTGTTCACCACAATAGATAGTACGAACTCCCAGGGTCCGCCCAAATTATTGCCCGGAAATTTTTCCATCATCCCCGACGAACAGATCAAACTCGCCGAACGCGTGCGCGGCGGCGGTCAGCTTCTCCGCGACATCCCGCACCCAGTGACCATCCTTGAACCCAGCGCCATGCCGGTTGCGGGTGAGCCAGAAGTCGTGGCCGCCTGCCTGCTCCGGATCGTACCCCTGATAGGTGAGGTTTTCGGCGACCAGGAGATCGCCTACTTGAGACTCAAACCGCTCGCAGTCCTCGATCATCCGCCGCATCGTCTCGGCGTCGAAGTCCCGGATCGAGTAATCCTTGTCGAGAGGCCGTCCTTCGTCGTCGGTCGATGAAAATAACGCCGCCTCGAAGTACGCACGGCGGAACGTGTTTCGCATCACCTGCTCGATGGGTGTTGCGCTTTCGGCGACCGAGGCTTCTTTCTTCTCGGGCTCGGGCTCCGGTTCAGATTCCGGCCCGGTCTCGATCGGCCCGGAGAAATCCTCGGGAACCGCCAGATTAGCGACCGCATCCACATCGATGAACGCGTGGCCGTCCTTGTCCTCGGTCCAATCGATCTTGGCCCGCGTCCGCATGGAATCAAACAGCGTCTTCAGGCTCTCACTGCCCATACCCTTAATCGAGGGCTCGAAGTCGGGGAACTTGTTCACCAAGGCGCTGAAGAACGCTTCCTTCGCCCAAGAGTCCCATGCGGTCGTAATGTCGTCTTCCTCAACGCCGCCCGGCTGCTTTTCTTCGGGCTCGGGGTAACCCTGGAACTCGTCGAACTCGATGAGCATGTCTTCGGTGATCACGTTCAACCGGATCGCCACGGCGAAGCTGTTATGCGGCCCGGCCACCGGGTAAATTCCCGGCGCGTCCTCGTACCAGATCATAAAGCGACGGTAGTTCTCTCCTTGCACGGATTCCGGCGTAAATTCGGAGCCGGACAAGAGACTCGGAACGTAATAGACATGGGGAGTGATCGGGCCGCTCAGGGGAAGCAGGTCGCGAAAATGCGTGGGCACCTCGGCTTCCGACGTAAACAGTTCGCTCCGGTGCTCGCGGGCGTAGTCGAGGACGCGCGGGTCCAGGCCGTCACCATCCGGCTCGGGAGGAGGTGCGGCGGCCTCTTCGTCGGGGGCGGCCAACTTGAGCCCGGCATATCTCTTGTCGAGTGCCATATCGTCTGCTCCGAGGCGAGAAGCCTCTAAAGAGAAAGCGGTAGATGCTTTCCTCGGTTCGCCTTCGGTTCTATCTATTCGGTATCCGCCGCCAGTTCATCCCACAACCGCTCGTACTCCGCCTTGACCTTGGGATTCAAGGTAAATTCACGGGGGATACGATTAGCCTTAATAAGCTCAACGACATCCGCCGCGTCCTTCAAGCGAGAGCCGGGATTTCCAAGATAACTTGACAGTTTGATCTCGATCAGAGTCTTCAAGTCAGCGATGTTTGGAGTGCGGGTCACTTCGGTAGGTATCGGAAGCAAAAGAGGGCCTTTTCCCACAGCGCCTCCGCCAGGTAGTAGATCGACTTCAAATTTAGTCTGGCGGTCCGTAACCGTCATAGAAGACCCGGGATTCTCACGGAATCCACTGATAGAGAGGATTCCCCGCGCCTCGGAGACATCGGGGACAACAAGATCCACATCCTGTGTGAATCGAGGGTAGCCGTTCTCCTGAACAGCATAACCACCCACTACAAGGGAAGGGATGTCACGCTCCGCGAGGGCGGATACCGCCCTCTGTAGGGTTTTTTCCAGATCGGAAGAGCCCGAGCCCCGGCGAAGGAACGCGGCAGCCTCGTGATGGCTTCGATGACGTGCTACCGGCTGCATAAGTTTGGATCTGATCATCTTCCTTCCTCACTTATACACTGGCGCATCCGAGGCGGTTCAGTGAAGATCGTACGCCAGTCAGGGGAGTTCCGGATCTTCGATGAATCCAAAGTCGTCTTCCGGCTCATCCCACCAGTCGGGCTGATCGAATAGCGGAATAAAACCGTCGAACTGAAGCCAAAAGCCGTGGCGCGGGTCGTTACCAGTAGCGACCAAAGTCACAGTTGCCTGTTTTATTGACCTCAGCGGCAGCTTCCACCATTCCTTGACCCAAAGGTCGTATGAATCAAGCGGCCTCGACCGCATCTGATTCCACACGGTGGGGTGGCCGACCTGGGGCGCTAGAAACTCATTGAACTGGGAGGTAGGGGGAAGGGCTGAACCGATCGCGCCGAGGAGCGGCAGTAGGACCTGGTCGCCAACCAGGACCGTGCACGCGCGAAAGGCGTCCCGCTGTTGGTAGAAGTGTACGTGCTTCACCACCAGAATCGGGCGGAAGCCCATCCCTTCGTTCAATGCGAGTACGCGTCCACCCATCAGCGGTTCCTATCCCATTTGCTGTCAAAAACTAAAGCTGCAAGATCCAGCCGATGCCCATGTTAACGCTAGGAGGAAGCAAAAATGGGGGCACGGTCAAGTAATTGATCAGTAGGACTGTGTTGTCCGCAGGCGACGCCGGATTGAAGAAGGGCGCGGTCAGCATGTTCGTCGGGCCGCCGTTGGCTGTCAGGGTAGTTCCTCCACCGATCAGGCCCATCTCCCGGATCGGAACCGAGATCCCGTCCGTCGTCGCGTTCAGGATCGTCAAGAACTGCAGCGAAGTGGTAAGGCTCGCTGTCGGGTTGCCGTTCGAGTCCAGGTAGGTGACGGAGGTAAGCTGCTTGCGCTTGATCTCGGAAACCATCGCCGTCTGAGTCGAGGTCGGGGCTGGCTGGTTATTGGCCGACCATCCCTGGGCACCTGTACCGCCCTGGCCGACCGACAGACCCCATACTCCCGCCAGAGGCTCAGTGTTGCTGGCCAGGAGCCGCCCAAAGAGGTAACTTACGGAATTACAAATTACGTTCTTCCGTTCAAAAACGATGCGGTCGGGGTGATCGATGTCAAAAACCTTAACGTGGCCCTTCAGGACCGCCTGGCTTCCAATAATCTCAATCATTGAGAGATCCTCTATGATAGAACCTCTAAAGTCGAAGTCGTGACTTTAGCCGTCATATAGCGACGTCGGGCAGCGACACTCATTGCTTTACGTGCCGCCTCGGATTTAGGTTTTCGTAATTTTTCAATAGTCTCTCGTGAGTGTGACTTCCCGACATGCTGAGAAGCGGCTTTCAGTCCTCTTGCCAGCAAGGCTACCCTCCCCTCCGGGGTTGCCACTCGCCGTCTGGCCGCCTCACTCATCGCCCTACGTGCCGCCTCAGATTTGGGCTTTCGCATTTTTGCGATAGTTTCCGGAGACTTCTTTACACCGAGCTTAGACTGCGCTAGTTTTGTAATGGTTTCTGAGGAATACACTCGCCCTTTTAACGACTGACTGAGTCGTTTTCTCGTTTCCTCCGTGACAATTCGCCCTCGATTAGAGGCCGCCGCTCTAGCAATTCGTTCGGGCGTGAATTCTTTGGTATGTGCTAAGCAGTTGTAACCGTCCTCGACAGTGTGGTAGTGACGAATCAGTGCTTCTTCGAGTTTTCTAAGAATTTGTGGTGTACAACGGACAATAACCTCAAAGGTAAATGCACTCTCTCCATACATGTCCCAGGCTCTCTGAAGCTTAGGGAGGGCATTACGCCCATGCCGTAAACCTGCACGATGATCGCGCCAGCGTCGAGCAATATCTAAAGCACTTCCTATGTATAGTTTTCCGTTGACCATGTTTCTAATTTGATAGACACCGGTCACAGAGGTCTCTACATTACTCATGCGTAGACCTCGGATAGGAATCCGACCTTAGCCTTTGGGGGAAGGGCACTGACGGGCAGTGTGGTGCAGGCTTGGCTCACCGTCCAGTCAATGGGACTCCCTAAAAGGCGGATCGTGGAGCCGACTTCCAGCTTGTCATGGCTCCCTACCCAGTAAGTCATAGTCCGTCCATACTCATTTGTTAGCTCCACCTGGCGCATCGGGGGATGGTCAAGAGGGACTAGAGTCAGTTCGGTGATTGGCTTGACCGGACTACCCACATGGGACACTACGGCCACTTCCCGCGCGAGCATCGCCCCCGTCGCCTTACCGTCGTCGCCGATCTCTTCAAGGCGCACGAGATCGCCCACCTTTACATCGGGCAGGTGTGGGGCGCTGAATTCAAAGTTGATCTCGTATAGAAGTGGTCCAAAATAAGCGGACCGGCATTCGAGCACGTAAAAGGACATCCGATTCTTAGCTCCCAAGAGCTAATACCGAATGTCCTTCCACATCCCCAATTAAAGTCGTTTGAGGAGCCGCTGCTCCCAGTTCTTGGCCAGCGGGATCACACCGACGCCCCTGCCGAGGACGTCGTAAACCACCACATAGTGCGGGCGCGGTGCATTCCGAAGGGTGCGGTTCTTGTAAAGCTCGATGATTCGCGCCGGACTGTTCGGGCTCTTGGGATTGAGCTTCGTCAGTTCGATGTGCCGGGTGGTCGGTGTGCGCTTGACGGATTTGGCGGCTGTGATGCTGGCTGGTTCGGAGAAATATTCTCTCACTGTCTGTCGAGCGTCACTGAGACCCACTTCAGACTGAGACACGTCGGACACTCCGGCAGGACGTATCATCTCTTCGTCACTCAACGGAAAGTCGCCCGTAATATCAAATCCGCGTTTACTTACGGGATCTGCAACAAATGCGTGGGTTATTGCTCCTTCATCATTGAAGACACCATATACCGGTAAACCAAACTCCTCATGAAGAGCCTGGGCAAGATCGTAGCAACCCCCTTCAGTGTAATAAGTTTCTGTCGCTACGGGCACCGGTTTAGTGAGATAAGGGAGTCGCGCGGACGCAGTGATACTTTTTGATTCGGGACTGAACTGGCCGTTGTTGCCGATCGCGGACTTCACCTGGTTCGGATGGAACACAATCCAACTGTCGTTCCCAGGGTCCTCGACCACGTTCGTATAGACGATACCGTCGTAGCCCTTCTCACCCAAGAGTTTCAGGGCGTCCCGGTTGTCCCTACATTGCTCGAACTCATCGATGTCAAAGATTCCCTGTTCGAGGAGGGTGAGTCCGATCGCTTCCTCACCCTCCCACGTACGGGCCGACCTTTCATCACCGGAGGAGTCAAAATCGTCCTCCGGCTCGTGGTCCATTGGCTTCCCGTAGTCATCAATTCCTGCTAAATCCGGCAGCCGGAGAGGATTCTGCACGGAGAGGTAGACGGGCATGATGTTGGCTCCCTGACTCCTAGCAGGATTTTTCATCACATGGTCATAAAACTCAGTGAGGTTGCTATGCCGGTCGTTAGCGGCCTGCTGGGTGCCGAAGTGCGTATATGGGCGGAACTCCTCAATGTCGGGGGTCTGCGTAGCGTGATACATCACCTGGGGGCGACCGTGGGCGTCAACCACTTTCGAGTGCCCAAACCAACGCTTGAATTCCGGTGTCTCGGTAACGTCTGTCACTGGCGCTTCCTCAACCGCCGCCGTAATCACCTTCGCATACGTCTGATCGACGAACTCGGGTGGAATCTCGAAGTGGCCCTCGTACATGCGCACATGCGGGTCCAGGTCGGGCATCGTGGCGTCGGATGCGTCCTTGAAGGCGATCGACCGGTAGCACTTGCGGGCGAGATCGAAGATCGTCAGGATTTCGCTGTCCTCATACTTAAGCGAGATCATGAACGCTGCGACCTCGTCAAGCATGGCCTCAAAAGCATCCTCCATGTAGGCGGCCAGGTCCGGGCCTGGGAGGCCGTCGATCGGGAAGGTCAAGGCGAACGCGGAGAAGTTCGGGATGCCGAGATCGAGTAGGACCGTGGCACGGGGGTGCGAGCCTTGGTCGGTCACGATCGTGAGTTCGGCCTCCTTCGGGGATAGGTAGGCGGTCTTCTTCCTCTGCGGTGTGACCGTCGCAAACTTTCCATCTCCAGGATCGCCAAGTACAGTGCTGATGCCGTCCTTTGAATACTCGTCGTAGAATTCAAAGAGGCCATCCCACCACGTCTCCTCCGCTTCATCTGCCGCGTTCCGGCAGCCGAGCGTATGTGTCTCGATCCAGTATCCATCAACAACCTTACTGTCGCCTGCCTGCTCGGGCTTCACGGCGTCGAGCATTTGCTGCGCAACCGCGATAATGGACTGGGGCGGAGGCGCGGAGGCGACCTTCGGAACATATCGCCCACTTTCGGGATTCCACGCCATACCGTCATTTGCTATCTCAACGGGAATCTTCTTAAACTGAGACTTCAGCTTCCGGAGGTCACCTTGCACGCAAATTGATCCGATCTCTCTCAGCGACTGTTGCCATGTCATACCCTCAGCAACGGAGCCTGCGCCCCAGTCGGGCTGGAGATCATAGCCGTGCAGCTTCGAAAGCGGAATGCTGTAGACCACCGGCTGTGGCGAAAGACGGTTTTCCTCGTCATGAGCCGCCGCCTCATATGCGTAGCTCTCCGCATTTTCATAATCCTTTGCCAGGTAGAGCCGGGTCTCTTCTTCCATCTCTTCGGCCCAGGAGGGCTCGCTGGTGCCGTGGTAGAGAATGACTGAGGCGGCGACCTTCGCACCGGAACCGACCTCTCCTCTCGCCACTTCCCATAAATGCTTCAGGTCGGCATCACTGCTAAAATACTTCGCCATTGTCTGACTATAATAGCGCGATTTTGCAAGCGCCGATTGAAGCGGATACACCTTCACCACCCGCGCCTGCGATGGGTCTTCCACCCAAAACTCATTACCAAAGCCACGACTGACCTGATGGTATGCGTTGCGAGGCACCTGGCTCATGTCGATGAGAGCTACATATGGCCGCGATACTCTCTTCTTGCCCTCACGATCGTAGTTATAGTAGGCGTGCCAGTTCTCCAGGTGAGAGGTGATCATCAGCTTCCCAGCGTCCATCGCGCCGTCAGCCATACTGGACATATCGCGCGGGCCTTTGGATAGGTCGATCTGAAAGTCGGGGTTGTCCGTCAGATGCCAGTACTGCCCATGCTTGATGTCGCGGTGAAAATCCTGTGAAAACTCTTCAAACGTCGAACACTTCCGCGCCTCGGCGGCGAGGCCTTCGAGCGCCTTCGGAACACGAGTGATTGAAGAACCGAGGGCCGCCCGCTTGATCACCTTATAATCAGGCCAGGAACCGTCATCCATCACGGAACGGAACTCCACCTTGTAGTCGGCGGCGTCGTACTCCGCCAGAATTTCGGCAAGCTCCTGATCGGACAAACCGGCCTCGGGTTCGCTGAAATCTACCCACAAAGTTTTATTTTTCTTGTCTTTCCGTACCTTGAAGTCGGCGCTCAACGCTTTCTTCTTCTGACCGGCGACACCCAACACCTTCACCGGCCCCACATGTGCGGCCTTTCCGCTCTCCTCGATAATCTGGTCGGCGATCTCGGGCCTCTGCTCCCTAAGAGCCCGCGCCGTCGCCTTCAAAGCATTGAAGAACATCGGACGGCGCATCCGATCATTCGCGATGTCGCGCACGGCCTCATGCTTGTGCGGGAACGAGGGGTCACCGCCGTAGATGGTCCAGAACAGGTCCAGGACCTCGCCGAAGTAATGGTCATTCCCGTTCAGTTCGCCTCCTTCGAGAAGCTCACCGATCGAGTCCTCGTCCGGTAGGAGTTGAGCGCCTGGCTCGACCTGAACTTTAAGCACAGTGCCGCCGTCAGTTGTATCTTCCGGGCCTTCGGCATAGTGCTCCGCGATCACACGATCGCTCGTGATGTATACCGCGCCCGGCTGCGGAGCCTCACCGCCGCTATTGCGATCCATCCCCGGGCGTAGCTCCCCCGCCGCCAACGCCTTCTTTGCGTTCGCTTTCGAGGTGCCGTGGTACCATGCCTTGAAGTCGCGGCTTCCGGTGATGCTGGCATCTTTCAGTGCGGCGGTGGTGCGTCTGCCCTCCGCAAACTGGCCATCAGTCTTAGCATGATTAAGGAGTACGACTCGGAACGGACCCCGAACTTCCGGACCCCAGAAAATTACTTGTTGCTCATGATCCCCGAGGTGTTCGACGACGACACCGGTATTCTCGAACACAACGGCGGCAGTCGCCGATTTGGCGAACGCACGTGCATCCTTGCTGCCGTAAAGGAAAGCGAAGTTATAGCCGGGCCGTCCTGTTGGTTCATACAACATTGAGTTGACCAGGATTTCCCAGCGGGACACTCCTTGCGTAAAGCCATGCTCTGCAATCGAAATCGCCGCCTCTTCAGTTGTGAAATGAATTAACTTCGTGGTCGGAGGAAGGAGATCGTCGTAAGCAAGACGCAGTTGCCCACTCGGGTGTCCTTCACGCTTCAGGCGATCCAAAAGGGCTTGATCCCTGCTCGATGTCGCAGCGCCAGCGGCGGTCTTTGCCGTCACGCGGCGAATCTGCGCTGGCGAAAACACGACGTAGGTCATCGCGTCGTCAATACGATGGAAGTCCTCGGCGGAGGCCGAGTCCATCCCGATCCAACCGTCGTAGCCCCGCTCCTTCAAGATCCTTACAATGCCATCGTCTGCATTCAAGATGATTCCGGGATACTCGTCCTGAAGGAAGTCTTCGTCGAGCCCAGCGGCGCGAGCGGCGTCAAATACTGCCCGGTCCGGCGCTGGCTTACGGATGACAAGGTACGCCTGGTAGAGATTCGAGCCGTAGCTTCCCGCAAGCTCCTTATCTTCGGTGAAGAATGCGGTGAAGAATGCGGTGAACTCATTACCTTCGAGGTTCGACTCGAAGTCACCCTCGAACTTCACGTCGGTGCCGTGCCATACGAGCAGTGGCTGGTGGTTGTCGTCAACCACCTTGGACCCTTGAAACCACGTCTTAAACTGCGGCGTCTCGGTGATAGGCGGCGCAGTCTCCATTGCGGCGGTTTTCGAGTGATTGTCCAGAGCCTTAAGTGCGTGTTTCCCAAAGAGGTCTTCACCCTGCTGCTTCACCCACGCTTTGAGTCTCCGCAGCAGATCCTTCGCATCTTGCGGATCATCCTGGTGCGACTCTTCCTCAAACTTATGAAGCTGCTTGGCCTGCTCTGGCGTAAACTTATCCCAGTTCTCCCAGGCAAGATTTCCGAGGAAACGCCACACGGCGCGGAGCGCGAGATATTGGGGGTCTTCCCCCGGATCGTATTCGGGAGTTCGGCCCTTACCGGTGAGCGAACGGTAGTAGCTTTTTGCCAGCGAGCGCCCGGCCCCGGTCATTTGACCCATCTGGCGCACGTTCTTGTACTGGCGGCGGAACTCGGTCAGCAGAATGGTGCCGAGGCCCTTACCTTGGTAGTCCTCACGCACGGCGACGAGATCCGCGCCCCATTCGTCGCTGGCCTGCCCGACGCATTCGCCCTTGTCGTTGAATGCCATGATAGCCGTATCGAACTGTGGGTAGCCTTTCTCCGCGATCTCCTCCGGCGTCATGTAAACAAGGTCGCCATTCTCGTCACGCCTGTGGCCGTCGCCAGTGCGCTCATAGTCTTCTAGGTTCCAATAAGTGTACCGATTCTCCGTACCTTCCTGGCGCAACTCGACCTCGGTGCCGTCCTTGAGCTTCACCTTCTTGAGGAGCTTCGGATACTTCTCCAGCTTCTGCCAACTGAACATTTCTTTGCCGCTATATGCGTTTGAAGGAACGGAGCCGGTGTAGTGATGGTTAAGGAAGGCGTTCTCGTCCTCGAATTTGTTCGCCTCGGCGCGTTCGACTTCGTCGCTGGCTGCATTCTTGCGGCGGCGCAACAACCGCGACACACGGAAACCCTCGCGCTCGGCTTCCTCGTCGGTCTCGGGGCGCTTGAATAGACGGTGCTGGCCGCGCTCTTCCATTTGTTTCCGGCGAGCGAGTTCAAGCGCCGGTTCGAATATCTCCGGATCGAAAGTCTTCCTCAACTCGGTACGGGCGACCTCTTTATCCACGGAAATACTGGGAGAAATGCTGGGTTTGTCGTAATCCCCACCCCGATTATCTATTGCGTCCTCAACAGCTATATCATCAGGAATCGTCTGAATGTAGCCGTCGGGGTCCCACCCCAAGCCAGTGCTCGTCTCGTTCGTGCTGTCATCGATGCTTTGGTTCAGGATTTCTTGCACCGACTTAATCGGATCTTCCCATTTATTGGGTGGACGCTCGGCATTCCAGGCGGCAATGTATGCCGTCTCCAGCTTGGAACGCAGGGGGGAGGCTTCGTCAGTAACCCTCACGGTATCGAGCCACTTACCGACTGCGGAAGCAACATCTTCGCTATCCGGATCGATTTCCGCATCCGGAAACTCGGACTTGATAAACAACGCGATGCCTTTGTAGACGTCTTCCTCATCGACCGGATCGATCAGTTCGTCTCGGAAGAGTTCCAGATTGCCGTCCTCGACATAGGCGAGTAGCTTTTTGGCGTCACGGTCACCGCAGTCCTTAATAAAATCGGCCTCCGAATCCCAGCGGCGTACCACGAAGCCATCGTAGGTTTGCTCGTTAGGAATTCCGAGCACCGCCGCGACACGGGCCGCACACACGTCATCCAGCCCATATTCCTTGTAGTACTGCTTCAGCGTCATTAACGCGGCTGGATTGACCTCACGGATTTCCTGGCGCTCCTCTTCGGTCAGGTCTTTAGGTGAGAAGTTGTTCTCCGGTTTGTAGCCGCCGCCGTCAATACCCTTGATGCGCTCGTCTTTCAGGAGAGCGACGATGTATGGGTGGTATTTCTGAACCGGCTTGTCGTTACCCTTCCCCTTCATTTCGCCCAGGGTGCCGCTGTCCGTCCCTTCGCCTAGCCGGTGCAAGATGAAAGTGAGGTGAGGCTCCCACACATCCTTGTTGCCGACTTTCTTCTTTTGACGCAGGCTCAGAATGGACATGTCTGTGCGATCCGCGTCCGGGGAATTTCCGCAATGGCCCATGGCATTCGCTTCATCGTCGCAGGAGGCGCGAGGCAGTAGCCACCAGGCCCAGCCGTTATGGAAGTCGAGGAAGATCGAATCTTCCGACTGCGGTGTCAGAGTCCCTTTCGCTTGCTCCTTAAACTCATTCTCCAGGCGGTATAGAGCGCGACTGGCATCTGCTATCGTCTGAAATTGCAAGTCGTATGCCTGTATCGGAGTGTAGGGAATGCCGTAAATATGTTCGAAAAACCCCTGCTCGTGCTTCCATGTGGGATCGGTGTTCGGGTTGAAGTGTGGATCGAAGTGCGAGAAAATCTGCGCGGAGCCGGATCGCACCTCCCCTTCCCGCCAGTACTTCTTGGCAAGGTCTTCAATCCTCTTCCGTTTTTCTTCGGACAACTCCGTCTCGCCGGTCTCCGTGCGCCAGTGATAAACGAGCCAATCCGCGAGCGCGATCCGATACCAGCGAAGCCACCAGGTGATCCGGTTGAGCTTCTTCAAAGCACGCTTTGCCCAGGCGATTTCCTGCTTAACCTTTCCCTGTATCGACGGGCACTCGGCGATTAGCGCTTTGAACATCTCTTCGTAGTCGGCTGCTATCACGGTAATCGGCTCTTCGACCACCACTTCTGACGTCTCCGGATTCGCGGCGTACTTCTCTTTAAGCACCTGAATAGCGCGGCGCAAACTGACGAGACTGTCATCCACCGGTTGACCATCAACCTTCAGTGTCCAGCGATAGGGGCTGCCGCCCTGGGGTCCCCGGTAGACGGCCCGGTAAATCTCTACCTGCCTGCCCTCGAACTCGCCCTGGTAGGAGCCAGCGGAGATGCGGTTGAGCCAGCCGTCGATCGCGGCGGTCTTAATGGTCACTGCGTTAACCCCGCTGTTCGCAGTCACCATCCGGTCCTGCTTAACGGTGCCTTTCATGGTCTCAATTTCCAGCAATTTTAGCTCAGTGCCGGGCATAACCCGAATCTCATATTCGTACTCGTTCAGCAGGTTAGCGTCGATCGTCGCGCTCCAGTCTACATCAGTTGGGTCCAGAATCTGTGCCGTCAGGATGTTCAGGTTTTTCGCAAAAGTGTGTACACCCCCATAGGCGTCCGCGCCATTTGGATCGACTGCCCAGTACACACCGACTCGGTTAAAGTCGATCCGATCTAGTGGGGCGTCGATCGCGCGATAAACCGTCAGCGGGAACTGAAGGGAGTTCAGGTAGTCAGTCTGTCCTTCGTATTTCTCCGAGTAGTCGGCTTCGGCGATCTCAACGTCATCTCCATACTCTTCTTGCCAGCCGGGCTTTATATTAAAAAGATCGCTCCCTTTCGAGCGAAAATAGGTCTCCCATGAGGGGAATTTGTGATGTGCAACAGCAGCGGTCACCATCCGCTGCGCGGGCTCGGACCATTCATCTTCGTCCACGCGCCGAATACCGGTCAATTCAACTTTCGCGCCCGGCTTGAGGCGGATTTCCGTCTCCGACCAATGCATTTCGACATTAGTGAAAAATGTCGCGTCCCAATCGACGGCATCCTCATCAACGACACCCCGGAGCACGTAAGGCTTCCAGCGCGGATCTCCGTCATAGGCAACCGCGAACTTCTCCTCATAGGCCCAACATTCGCCGACATGGTCGGTGTCGAGTTGGCGCTCGTAGGGAACGCTGATCGCTCGGTACAGGGTGAGTGGGAACTGGAGGGCCGACTTCAGTTCGTCCAGCGCGGCGTAGTCGCCGTCTTCGATGCTCAGGTTCTCGATCGGCTTGATGGCGACAGAGGCGGTCTTTGAATTACCCGGCAGCCGCAACCCTTTCTCATCTAAAATGGTCTGCAGGTGCACGATCAGCTTGTTCAGCGACTCGAATACCGGCATCCCGTTAAGACTGCAGGTGATGTCCACATTCCCCTTCCGGTAATATTCGGGCTCACAGCAAACCGCGCCGGGCTCCTTCACGTGCTCACCAAGCTCCATAAGGGTGATCGGAGCCTTCGAATCGTTCAACATAACGAAAATGCGGAAGTCAGCCTCGCGCATACCCGCCTGTTCCCAGGTGACTTGCTCTCGGAACTGAGGATTCTCGATCGACTGTTCCCAGGAGGAGTCCCAATCGTCGCGGCGCGGGTTCAGGAGGACCACATCGTAGGCAGCGAGGTGTTTGACGACGTATTTTTGCCAACTCTTCGCGGCACCGTTGTCGATGGCACCTGCGAGAAAGATGGTGAACTTGCCCTCCGGCCATTCCGCCGTTGCTTTAACCTCAGTCGCCATTCATTACCCCATAAAATAGAAGCGGTATTCCTTTTAGCGAAAGCCGCCTAAAGGGGAATACCGCCAGGGATTATGAAGCCGGTTTTGTTAGTGATAGACGTGTACGGGGGTCTTGCTTTGAGGGATGTGACTGAGCAACGACGCCGTCCCCTCCATACCGATCGGGCGAACCGGAAACAAATAACCGACCCCTCCGTGGATCTCGAAAACAAAAATAGCTGGATTGTTGCGTCCTGCCTCCATCAGAAATTCCCGGATAATTGGTCTCCAGTGTGTAACTACCCTGTATCCGGGGTCTTCCGTACATGTCATACGCAGTTCTCCGGAGAAGGCACTGAGCCGTGAGAGGATGTACTGATTGGTCCGTTCCAACGTAATATAACCTCCGAGCGAGTTGTATGTATCTAAGGCATTCTGGGGTGCCAATTGCAAAGCGGTGAAGATTTCACGTTAATCGAGTTCAAAAATAATCAGGGAGTCGCTTACGATCTCCCAGGAAGTCTGAAGCTGCGGAGCCAAGACGCCTTGCGCTTTTGAGATGGCTCCGGTGACGCTTCCATTGGCGTCCTCAAGGACGATGTCGTTGTAGCAGCTAGATATAAGCGAATACGTTCCGTCTGTATTCATCGCGTACTCGGCCTGGAATGCAGCACTGGAGAGCGCCGCGTACTCGGCTGCCGAGATATTTGCCGTGAAGTAGAGTCCCGCGAGCTTTCCATATGCGGCGAGGCGGGTATCCGGAGACTCCGGATCGAGCATGGGAGCTTCGATGAAAACCGGGGGAAGGGGAGCAGCCTCCGAATCTGTGAACGTCGGCATCAACACATCCGTGATACTGCTGATCAGAGCTTGCAGGCTTTCAGTATCACCAAAGGTCACCGAATAATCAAGCCCGACATGTGCGGGCTTCGCAAGGTCGATCGCGGTGTATAAGTCCTGTGAAATCACTTGTATCCATGACGCTGCGGTGATCGCTGACAAGGGATTGGCTAGTGTGGATGGCACCGAAAGTTGTAGGGTGTTACGTTCATAATCCGAGACGGTTCCGTTGCCGATCTCCTTGTAAAGCTCGGTCACTTCGATGGTCTGTCCGGTGTACGCTGCAATGACGGCGGTGATTGCATCAACGGTTGCGCCTTGACGGTACGCCGCGATCAGATTGTCCAACATGGTCCGGTAGGCCTGATCGCTCTGTGAAGCGTTAGGAAAGCTCTTGTTGATGTAGAGCGGGGCAGCCCAGCGGCGCTTCATGTCGGGCGGCGTCAGGTACTGAGGATTCAGGGCGACCAGATTGTACGAGTACATGTACTCGATCCGTGCCAGTTCCTGGGCCAACGCCCTAACGAATGCACCCCAGACCGCATAATCGGTCAGAGGGGCGTAGCAGTTCGGAAGGCCGCTGAAAAGCGAATTGCACCTGGCGTCTTCGTAAGGCAGAAGATCCTCGCGGGACCTCAGGTAGAGACTATCCGGAGCCACAGTTGTCATGCTGCCTCAATTCTTTCCGCCGTCTGGGCGACGCGAGCCCTCCGTGCATCACTGATCTTTTTCCGAGTCTCCGCCGAAAGGACCTTCCCTCGGTTCGCCGCAGCGATCAGTTCCTTCGACTCCGCAGTGTGGGTTTTCCCGCCAAAAGATGCCTGCTCTCCGGTCTTGCCGAAGTTAGGATTACCTGCCCCGCGATTACGAACGCTATTCTTCCGGCGCTCCTCCTCGGTCGCCTTTCTTCCGGTATGAGATCGGCTCATTTTCAGCCGCGATTCTTCAGTGTGGCGGCGACCCTTCCATGGGTGGCTACCCCGCCGCTCACTCCATGGGCGTCCCTTTAACGCTGCGGACCTCGCGGCTCGGTGGCTATCGGAGTGACTACGCCCTTTCTGAGCCCGACTGACCGCGTCTCGGTGTGCCTGAGTCACCGACCGACCGAGATTTGGGTGCGAGTGTGATTGATAATAAGCCCGCATTTTCTCAATTGTTTCAACGCAATGCCGCTTGTTATCTCCACCGAGACCCAGGTTATAACCGTGTTCTCTAGAGCAGGCCTTGAAGGCTTCGATATACAAAGTCTCAAGGCGGTTCAGTTCGTCAATAGTAGTCGCCGTAGCAAGCTTTTCAATCTCAAACCCCTCTCGCCCATGGGCTCGAATTGCTTCGTATAGGTGGGGACATTTTCGGCTACCTTTGAGAGCGTAGTAGAAGTGCTCCTTTTCGCGACAACCTTCCTTGCGGATGCTTTGCCCGATGTATACTTTGCCGTTCGCCTTGTTCTTAATGCAGTACACATGCATAATTAGGTACCTGAAGTGTAAAGAATGTTCACGTTTCCCGGGCCAAGGTATTCGGTCGTCGAGACCGTAATGTCGGATGCGTTCGAGGCACCCCATACCTGGTAGGTCACCCGGAAAGCCAGGAGCCCTGGATTTGCGATCCCTTTAGGCAGTGTGATCAAAATCTTTCCCGCATAGGTCGAATTCAGGGGCAGTGCCGCCGTGATCTCGTCATCCGCCCCAATAACGTAAAAAGCCGGGGCCGGAGTGGTCAGGAACTCCGCGATCGAATTGGTCCGTGTATATGCTTCGCCCTCATAAAGAAGACCGACGTAGGCGTTCGACTTTCCGCCCGAGGGGATTGTGGGATTCTGAAGCACCGGGTTGGCCGTGATGAAGGAGTTGACCGGAAGCGTCTGCGTCTGAAATGAAGTATCGGAGGAGAGTGCGTTCCATGCGGTGCCGGTTGTGATGATCTCGCCAATCGAGTATGAACCATCCGACTTGGCGCATTTGACCATAGGAAGATTGACGCTGGTGACACCCTGGACGCCTTGGACCTGAGCCACCAGCGCCGACTGCGCCATGGTTGTGTCGGCATTATTCAGAGCGTTGGTGATGACCGTACGAATACGTCCATCCACCGTGTCGGGTGTAACATTCGACGCGAGGTTAATCACCATCGTGAGGTCCACATTGCTCTCAACCATCGCCTTCACAAGCACATCGGCGGCAGCGTGTTTCATCGCGTCAATTGCTGTGATCGCCTGCTGCACGTACGTCGGATACTGCGTCGCGAGCGTGAGCACCTCGTTGGTGTAGTAGTTCACCGTGACGCTTGCTCCGTCCGGGATTTGGCTGCCGGAGATACGCGCGAGTGAGCCGTTCCCGCTCGCGTCCACGGTGAGCACGAAATCCTGTCCTGGAATGCCGATGATAGTCGTCTCGCCACTGGTGTAGGCGACTTTGATATAGCGGTCGGACGGAGCGATCCCAGCCCCGACGAGCCCCGTCTCATCAGCCTGGTTGGAATTCCAGCCATCGAGCAGCAGGGTTGTGTCCCCGTAGCTGGCCGGGAGCCACGTGTTCTGGATGATGCCCTGGTTCAGAAGTGACGTTGCCGTCGTGCCGTTCAGGGTCAGCGTATCGGTCTGGTAGGTAACCGACTCATTCAAAACGAATTTGTTGTAGGCCACAACGACCTGGGTGCCTGCCGCAAGTGCGCCGCCCGCGAGCACCGAGATCCCGTATGTGCGATATGGACCAGTCGCTACGATCGAATAATCGACGCCGTAAGTATAGAGCGTTGATGCGTCGGTTGAACGAACCGAGAGAATGTTTTGGGGCGTTCCGAGGGTGTTTACCGGCACATCCATGTTGCTGTCGATCGTGACAGGGCTCGACTGGAGGGTAATCGTTTTTGGGGTCGCCACCGTCTCGGTACCGGAAACAGCGACGGTGTCGCCCGCATCATTGGAGCCGCCCGTAAGCAGGAAGTCGGTCGTGTAGACAAGCTCCATGTCGTCGGGCGCGACCTGGCCGGTGATCGGCCCGGATAGTGACGAGATCGCAAAGACCGGCTGCAGGGTCGGCGCATAGTTGATCCCCGACTGATACCGCGCCATGAAGGAGTACGTCACCGAGGCCTGCCCGGCGACGCCCTGGATCACCTGTAAGTTGGTCGCGTTCACGCCATTGATCTGCCAGATCGAGGTTGATCCGTCCGAGTTGATCACGTATGCGTTCTCGGTTGGGTCGAGTATGACGTATCCATTTGTATTGTCAAACTGCGCGTGCTGAACGCCGAGCCAAAGTGTACGCCCTACGCTGGAGAGGACGAACTCGACGACGGTATAGAGCGGATACGGAAGAGAGGGGAAGCTCGGAATGCTGAAACGCAATTCTGTAGCGTTAACCAGTGTCGCCGCCAGATAGGTCGAGTACGAGCCGTAGGTGGATGTGGACTCGTAGGTGAAGGGGAATTCGCTGTCCTGCTCAGAAATGCTGGTGCCGCGCGTGTAAATATCCACGCAGCCGTACGTGTGTTCATCCACGGCTTCCGACCAGTCGCGCACCATATCGGTGTCGCCCGCCGCCACTACCAGGCAGTCTGTGATGCCGGGAACCTGGAGGGTCGTCACCGTGTAGCCGTTGCGGGTGCCGCTATCGACTCCGGTGACCAGCTTCTCCTGAATCATGGCCGCATAGGCCGCGTTTGACTGCTGATCGGTGCCGCCCTGGGCCGGGTTAAGGTTGGTGACCGATACGCCGCTGGGACCACCCGATAGAACCTGATCGATCGTCTCTGCCCCAACGTTCCCTACCGAGCCCGCCTCGGTGCATTGGACCGGAACATTAACGCCCCACCAACCTTCGGTGGCGTTATAGTAGGCCGAGGCGCTGGCCGGATCGAGATAACCCGATGCCGTCGTCGAGAACTGAACCGAATCTGTGGTTGAGTCGGGCGTCGTTGCGACCAGGCAGCCTATCGGAATTGAGATCGCGGAAGTCGGTTGTGTGTAGGTGTAGAAGGTAACCGTGGTTACGGCGGTGGTCTGGCCGCCACGCGGCAGCCCGGCTTGCTCGCCGAGCACATCGAAACGCGAATCGATAAAGGTCTGGACGTCGGTCTGCGAGAGTCCGTACGCGCGAGCGATCTGTTGCTTGATGGTCGAAGTAGCGACCGGATCGGAGATGCCGTCGCCGTTGGCGTCATCAATCTGCGACAAAGCGGAGATGGACTGAGCGCACAAGGAGAACCATTCCCTAACGCTCATGTTGGCCAATTCAAGCGCCAGCGGGTTGATAATCACATCCCGGATCTCGCTCATGGCCGTCAGGTCAAGCTGAGGTCTCGCGCGAGTGATCTGAGCAATCATCCGGCTGGCGATGTCCGAGGACTTTTGAAGCGCCAGGAAATCAGTTGGATTCACGACCTTGAGGTTGACGAACCCGCACGTAAAAGGCCCTGCCGCGATCGACTCGTAGACAGCGTTGGTGGTGGGGTCCTGAATGACGGTGGTGAGAATGACGTAAAATTCGTCTGCATTCACCGTAGCTTGCGGGATCGAGACCGAGGAGAAATTCACCGGCATCGTAACCGTGGTCGTGGTAACCGCGACCGTATCGATGGTCTGTCCCGCCGTGTTCGTACCGGGCGTTGTTACCGTGTTGGTCGTCCCGGAGCCTACGGGATAGTTGGTGCTCCGGCTGACTGCGCTTACCAGATCGCCGAACTGGGTATAAGGCGTCGTGATGCCGGAGGGATCGGTTGACCACTGGACGCGCACACCCTGGAGGCCGTTGAAGGGCGGAATTGACCACTCCACCACGCACGCCGTCGCACCCTTGTAGATCGTAACGCCCGAGGGAGGTTGGATCGTTACAGCGAGACTTGTTTGCAGATAGAGAAGCTGATATTGGAGGGTCGGCGTCAGGAGTGGATTGTTGGCGTTTGGATCATTCGGGTTCGTCGGATCATAGTTGCGCCCCGTCAACTGGAAGACTTGGGGCGTGGATTGGACCGAGATC